GGACCCGCCGCAGGTCTATATACCAATTTCAAATCGAGTTGGCACACCAAAGCAGAGTCAAAACAACCACCAAGGACAAAACAGGCCGAAGCAGGAAAAATAACGGCTTTACTTGCGATCTAGGTTGTCAACTGGCTATCATTCACAGGTTGTCAACCACCAAGAGATTTAAACCGTGAACCTATTACCTGCAATCGCTGAACAAATTGAACACTGGCCAATTGAGAAGCTGGTCCCTTACGAAAGAAATGCCAGAACCCACAGCACCGACCAAGTGCAAAAAATCATGGCCAGTATGATGGAGTTCGGCTTTACAAATCCGATCCTCGTCGCGGGAACCGGGATCCTCGCCGGACACGGTCGACTGATGTCGGCTCGCGAACTTGGCCTAACAACGGTCCCGGTGATCCGGCTTGACCACCTGAGCGATGCACAGCAACGAGCATACGTCCTCGCGGACAACCGCCTAGCCGAGGACGCAGGATGGGACGAAGAACTGCTCGCCGCCGAGCTGCATAGCCTCGCCGAAGACGGCTACGATCTGAGCCTCACCGGGTTCAACGAAGACGAGATCGACGATCTGCTGGCGGACTTCGATCAGGAGCAAAGCGCGGATCCTTCGGTCACCGATCCAGACATTGCACCGCCAGCTCCGGCGATCCCTGTGTCTCAGCTCGGGGACATCTTCAGGCTTGGCAACCACCGTGTGATTTGCGGCGACAGCACCAACCTCGAGCAGATCCAGACGATGCTCAACGGCGACGTGATCGACTGCCTCTGGACCGATCCGCCATACAACGTGGCATACGAGTCCGACATCGCCGGATCAATCCAGAATGACGACATGGATGACGCCTCGTTTGCGCAGTTCCTGTTCGATGTTTACAGCACCGCCATCGCGGTCATGCGCCCCGGTGCGCCTGCGTACATCGCCCATGCTGACACCGAAGGTACCAATTTCAGGCATCAGTTCGAGAAGGCAGGCTTCTATCTCGCCAGCTGCCTCGTGTGGCGCAAGAACAGCCTCGTGCTTGGCCGGGCGGATTACCACTGGCAACACGAGCCGATCCTGTACGGATGGAAGCCGGGCGCTGCACACAGCTGGTACGGCGAGCGCAACAAGACCACCATCATCGAACTGGCCGAGCTCGGGATCGAGCAGACAGGCGACAACGAGTACCAGATCCCGCTCGGCGAAAAGACAATCATCATCCGAGGCGACAACCTGAACCTGAGCGCGGCAAACGGCTCGGTGTTCTTCGAGGACAAGCCGAAGCGCAACGGCGAACACCCGACGATGAAGCCAGTCGGCCTGATCACCCGCCAGCTGCTCAACAGCGCCAAGCGCGGTGACAAGGTGCTCGATCTGTTCGGCGGATCAGGCAGTACGCTCATGGCCTGCGAGACACTCGGCATGCATGCCCGGCTGTCAGAGCTGGATCCGAAGTTCGTCGATGTGATCATCAAGCGCTGGCAGGACTTCACCGGGCGCAACGCGGTGCATGTCCAAACCGAAAGCACGTTTGCTGATCTGGCGATCCACCGCAACGGCGGCAACTAAGACCTTGGTTGTTTGAAAAGCCATCCAGATATCGCGGAGCAATCCGCGTAAGGAATTCAAGTGGCCAATTCAGAGCCAATATCACTAAGGGAGTTCGGCAGGCTGATAGGAGTCTCAGGCGAAGCCGTCCGCAAAGCGGTCGATACTGGCCGGATCCCGAAAGCCGCAGTGGGCGAGATCGTGCTCGGTAGCGGCAAAACTCGCCCGGCAATCAAGAACATCGAACTGGCCAAAACTGGGTTTGCTCGCAACACCGACCAAATGCAGGTCCGGACTGCGGAGCAAATCAACAACGGTAAGCGAGCTGCAGAGGCTGTCCGGGCAGGTCAGGCCGCACCAGCCCCGGTGGACCGCCAGCGGAACATCGCACCGCCACCGGACGCAGGGAGCCGCGCACCGAGCATCAACGAGTCCCGCCAGATCACTGAGGCGTACAAGGCACGGACGGCCAAGCTCGAATACGAGGAAAAGCTCGGCAAACTGGTCGACGTTCAAAAGGCCAAAGCACTCATGGCCCCGAAGATCGTCGCGGCTCGCAACCTGCTGATGGGCGTCCCGAGCAAGGCCAAGACGGTCATGCCGCACCTGACGGTCCGAGACATTGAAAAATTGGAAGAATTAATCGCCAACGCATTGAACGAGGTCGCACTTGGAAGCTGAACAATTTGTCGATGAGGTATGGGCAAACTGGACCCCTCCCCGGCGCATGAGATTGTCCGAATGGGCCAACAACCATGCCCGGCTGAGCGCGGAATCGAGCGCCGAGGAAGGCCAGTGGACCTGTATCCCGTACCAAGTCGAAATGCTGGACGCCATGACGGACCGGAAAATCGAGTCGGTCACGGTCGAAAAGTCCGCTCGTGTCGGGTACACCAAGTGCATCAACCACTTGGTCGGATACCATATCCACCACGATCCATGCCCGATCATGGTCGTGCAACCAACCATCGGTGACGCCGAAGGATACTCCAAGGACGAGATCGCGCCCATGCTGCGCGATACCCCGGTCCTAGCTCCGCTTTTCGAGGAAAGCGGACGCCGGGATAGCAACAACACGATCCTCAACAAGTCATTTCCGGGCGGCAAGCTGCAGCTCGTCGGCGCGGACAGCCCTCGAGGTTTCCGCCGCGTATCGATCCGCGTGATGATCTTCGATGAGTCAGACGGCTACAGCGCAACAGCTGGTGACGAAGGCGATCAGATCAAGCTCGGGATCCGACGCACGGACTACTTCTGGAACCGCAAGATCATCCTTGGCTCAACGCCAACGCTGCTGATCACCAGTCGCGTACATAAGCGGTTTTTGCTCAGCGATCAGCGGTATTATTACGTCCCATGCCCCCACTGCGGACACAAGCAAGTCCTCAAGTGGGAGAATTTGCGCTGGCCGAAGAACGACCCGGATAACGCGTACTTCGCCTGTGTCGAGAACGGGTGCGTGATCGAGTACAAAGATCACCGATGGATGGTCGAGAACGGACAGTGGATCGCGCACAATCCGACAGTGACCAATCATGCCGGGTTTCATATTTGGGCGGCGTACAGCTACAGCCCCAACGCAACATGGGCGCACTTGGCTCGGGAATGGCTCGAGTGCCACAAGAACATCGAAGAACGCAAAACGTTTATCATGACGGTGCTCGGCCAGCCCTATGAGGGCGAAGGTGACGCGCCAGATTGGAAGCTGCTCTACGACCGCCGCGAAGACTACCCACGGAACAAGCTACCGCTCAAGTGCCTGATCCTGTTCGCAGGCGTGGACGTTCAGAAAGACCGCCTCGAGGTCGAGGTGGTAGGCTACGGTGCCAACATGGAAAGCTGGTCCGTCGATTTCCGGGTGATCACTGGCGACACATCACAGATCGAAGGTCCGAACTCGCCGTGGCCAGTTTTGGCGAAAATGCTCGACGAACAATGGGAGCACGAAGGCGGCAACAAGATCCAGTTGCGCATGATGGGCGTGGACTCCGGCTACAACACCAACACGGTGTACAGCTGGGTGCGCAATTACCCGGTCAACCGGGTGATCGCGACGGACGGTCGAGACACATACCAGATGGCAATCGGCTCGCCCAAGCTGGTCGAGGTCAAGAAAAACGGCAAGCGGTCCGGTAAGTCGGTGAAGCTATGGCCGATAGGCGTGTCACTGCTCAAAACAGAGCTTTATGGCTGGCTGAAACAACCGAAGCCGGATCCGACCGAGGAAACGCCACACGGCTGGTGTCACTTCCCTGAGTACGGCGAGGAATACTTCAAAGGGATCACGGCTGAGGAAATCGTGCCGAGAAAAGTGAAGGGTTTCACCCGGTACCAGTGGGAGAAAGTCTACGACCGAAACGAACCGCTCGACTGCCGGGTAATCGCTCGAGCTGCAGCAAGTCTGGTCGGGATAGATCGATGGAAGGAAGCTATGTGGACGGAACTGGCTGCGGAAGTGGTGCCAGTTGTCGAAAGACCCGCCCCGGTGAAGACCATCGCTCAGATGATCAACAAGCAAGCCGGAGCTTTGAAAAAGCCCCGGACCATGAAGAACGACGATCCGTACCTCTAGTGCAACAGCGGGTACTCGGACGGACCCTCAAGATCACACTCGAACGGCTGGTCGAAATCGATCCAGTTGTCCGGGTAGATTTCGGCGAGGTATTCTCTAAACTCCATCGTGGCAAGGAAGCCACTCGTGGCGGTGGCTAAGAACTCGACCCGGCCAATGCCAAATAGGTGGCAGTAAAGCACGTAATCAAACATAGAACCTCCGAGCGCCTTAGTAGGCGCTATCCTGTGACAAGCCAACGAAACACAGCGCGGTGTTCAACTGCTGGCGGACATACCCGGCATCAGCAACGCTGCTCCAATTAACATTGTCAGCCTTCGCAGCAGTCACGTAAGCCTGCAGCTTTTCGATCTGGCTTTCGATTTCAGCAAGCACTTCAGCGTGTTTAATTTCGGCTTCAGTCATTTTGTCAGTCATTTCTAGCTCCTTTGCAGCACCATGCCGCGTTTCAATAAGACTAAAGTACCTCTGCATTGCACACAACGCAAGCTATATTTTAATTTATTTAAAATAATTGAACCGCATCCGGCTAGTTCCGGATTTTTCCCGCTACACTACTTGCAAAACACTTTCAAGCTGTCAAAATAACAAAAAACCACTCTGAGTATTTTATGGCCGACGCAGACAAATTGACACAGCTCAAGCTGTACTTGGCGCAAGCTGAGGTGGCTTTGCACACGGTCACACTGGGCGACAAAGCTGAAACTGTAGAGTTTGGCACACAGCGCCGTGTGACGTTTACGCCTGCCAAGGTTGGCGAGCTTCGCCGTTACATTTCCGAACTCAAAAGCCAGATCGCCGTGCTCGAAGGCGGCAGAGGCCGTGGCCCAATTTATCAGGTGCTCTGCTGATGGGCGACGTAGCGATCCTAGACGCTTCAGGCGTTCCAATCCGGGCAACAGCCAACAACGACACCGCGCACTTCGGAGCCAGTCGCACAGCCAGAGAGCTGCGCAACTGGACGCCGCCAATTGCATCCGCAGACAAAGACCTGCTCGACGAACTGCGCCCACTCGTGGCCCGGCAGCGCGATCTGGTCCGCAATCACGGCGTGGCAACAGGTGGTATCCAGACGCTGGTCGACAACGTGGTCGGTACCGGGTTCAGGCTGCAAGCCCGGCCTGATTATGCCGCGCTTGGTTGGAGCCGCGAAAAGAGCGCCGAATGGTCCCGGAAAACCGAGTCACTGTTTAGAACGTGGGCGAACACCACCGAGTGTGATGCAGGCCGCAATCTCAACTTCGGCAGCATGACCGGGCTAGTTTTCCGCACAGGCATGCTGGCGGGTGAAGCGCTGGCGCTTCCGATGTGGCTGAACCGCCCCGGCGCGAAGTGGCGTACCTGCTTCATGCTCACTGATCCGGATCGCCTTGGTTCGCCATACGGCTACAGCGACGACAAGACTCGCGGTGGCATCGAGCACAACCAATACGGTGAGCCGACGTTTTATCACATCCTGAAAAAGCACCCGAACGATCTGATGGCTTTTTCAGCCAGCCCGGACGATTTCGAGCGGATCCCTGCTCGTAACAAGTTCGGACGCCTGCGAGTGATCCATATCCATGACCGCGAGCGCACAGGCCAAAGCCGTGGCAAGCCGATCATGACACCAATCATCAGCAACTTCAAAATGCTGGATCACTACCAGCGCAATGAGCTGAAAGCGGCAGTCGTCAACAGCTTGGTCGCTGCCTTCGTCGAAAGTCCGATGGGCGGCGAGCAACTCATGGAAATGTTCGGCGGCGATAGCGTCACGAACCCCGGCCAGAACTACATCGAGCAACGGTCACAGTGGGAAGCACAGCTGCAAGGCGGCGCAATCATCCCGATGTTCCCCGGCGACAAGCTCAGCAGTTTCAACCCCGGTCGACCATCATCGGCCTACAAAGATTTCGTCGAAACGATCCTGCGCGAGATCGGCGTCAGCATGGGACTCCCATACGAGCTGATCATGAAGGACTTCAGCAAGACCACATACTCGAGCGCACGAGCTGCACTGCTCGAGGCGTGGCGGTTTTTCTCAGGTCGGCGCAAGTGGCTGACAAGCTATTGGTGCCAGCCAGTCTATGAAATGTGGCTGGAAGAAGCCATCGCTCGCGGTGAGGTTGAAGCGCCTGACTTCGATACCAACCGAGCACTGTACGCACGATGCGAGTGGATCGGCGATGGCCGTGGATGGGTAGACCCTCTGAAGGAAGTCTCAGCAGCAGAGAAGCGCATCCAGATCGGTGTGTCATCGCTGGCGCGGGAATGCGCAGAGCAAGGTCAGGACTGGGAAGAAACACTAGAGCAACGAGCTGCAGAGGCGGCCAAGTGCCGCGAACTGGGACTGCCTATGCCGTGGGAATTGAACCAAGGCGGCGCACCGATGCAAAACACTAAAAAGCCGGATCCGGCAGAGGCAGACGATGAGTCTATTTAACGTGATCACCCGCATGACGGGTACACCGTGGGCCATCACCCACGAAGCGATGCAAACCATCGTAAGCATTGCAGAGCGCACCAACGAAAAGCCTGAAGCTGTCGCTGCCCGGATGGGGCGAGAGCTGGACAACACTCACACGGTCGAGCTGCGCGATGGCGTAGCAATCATCCCGGTGAACGGTCCGCTATTCCGGTACGCTAACCTGTTCACGATGATCAGCGGCGCAACCAGCTACCAGATGCTGGCAACCGACCTGCAGGAAGCACTCGATAACCCGGCTGTGAAAAGCATCATGCTGAACATCGATAGTCCGGGCGGCGACGTCAACGGACTGTCCGAGTTCGCCAACATGATCTACGCGGCCAGAAGCCAGAAGCCGATCACGGCTTACGTTGGTGGTACAGCAGCAAGCGCTGCATACTGGATCGCCAGTGCCGCCAGCGAGATCGTACTGAACGACACCAGCATGGTCGGCAGTATCGGTACGGTTTTCACGCTCGAGAAGCGCGAAAGCCCAACAGGTACTCAACGGATCGAGATCGTCAGCAGCCAGTCGCCGAAAAAGCGCCCGGACATCGCAACGAGCGAAGGTAAAAACCAGATCCAAGCATGGGCTGACCAGTTAAGCGAAATATTCATCGATACCGTTGCACGTAATCGCGGAATTTCAAGCGAAAAAGTTATGAACGAATTCGGTCAGGGTGATATGCTTATTGGCGCACGAGCAATCGCGCTAGGTATGGCGGATCGCCTTGGCAGTTTTGAGAGTGTAATCGCAGAGTTAAGCAATCGCTCTTCAGTAAAACAGTTCCCGTTTGCGGCGGGAGCATCAACCACCACGATGGAGAAAATCGAAATGGCAACAGAGCAGGCCACCGCCGCTACGACCGAAGGCGCGGTAGTAATCACAGCGGACGCATCGACGCCCGTCGCTCCGGATATCGGCGCAATCACAGCAGCTGCAGCAACAGCAGAACGTGAGCGCGTATTTGCTATCCTGAATAGCGACGAAGCAAAGACTCGTCCTACGCTGGCAAAAAAACTGGCGTCAAAAGCAGGCATGTCTGCTGCTGATGCTTTAGACTTGCTATCAGCATCAGCCGAAGAACAGACAGCCGGATCAGGCTTTGCCGCATTTGATGCAGCAATGACTGCAGAAAATCCGACCGTTGAAGCTGGCGAAAGCGAAAGCGAACCAGATGAGCAAAGCGGAATTGCATCCGTGTTAGCTCTGGCTAAACAACACGGCATCCAGTAAGGGGAACCGCTAAATGGCTAATACTACAAATTTTCAGCCGGGCTTTAGCTCGAGCGCATTCTCGCCTGACCTGTTGGTCGCTGGCGATCATCCAATTCGGCATGTGCCAGTCACAATCATCAGCGGCCAGAACCTAGCTCGTGGCGCGGTGCTTGGTAAGATCACTGCAAGCGGCAAATACAACCTGTCCGCGTCAGCAGCTGGTGACGGCTCTAACACCCCGGTGGCGATCCTGATTGAAGCGGTCGACGCAACAAGCGGTGACAAGAAAGCTCTGGCGTACATCGCTGGCGATTTCAATGCCAACCAATTGATCTTAGGCGCTGGCCATACTGTCGCGACCATTCGCGATGCACTGGCTCAGAAATCAATTTACATCCATACGCCAGTAGTGGCGGAATAAGGAGCAAGCAATGGATTTGTACAGCACTCACACCCTGAACGGTGTAGTTGACTCACTGAAACGCACTCCGGCGTTTTTCCTAAATACTTTTTTCACGACCGTACAGAACAGCGACGTCGAAGAAATCAGCTTCGATGTTGAGATCGACGGCAAAAAGCGCCGCCTTGCTCCGTATGTTCACCCACTGATCGGTGGCAAATTGGTCGAGTCTCGCGGTTTCCAAACCAAGACATTCAAGCCGCCATACGTGAAAGACAAACGCGCTCACGACGCAAACCGTCCGTTCAAGCGCACCGCAGGTGAGCAGATCGGTGGCAACGCGAACGTGACCCCGGCTCAGCGCCAGCAGCTGAACCTGACTCGCGATCTGCGCGACCAGACCGACATGGTCACACGCCGCATGGAACAGCAGTCGGTAGAAGCAATCCGCACAGGCAAAGTGACTGTGACGGGTGAAGGCTTCGACACCGTGGTCGTTGACTTCGGTCGTGACGCCAACCTGACGATCACCAAAACTGGCGGTACCAAGTGGGGCGATCCGGGCATTGACCCTCTGAAAGACATCGAAGACTGGTCTCTGCTGGTGCTTCAGAAGTCAGGCAGCACGGTCAAGAACATCGTGATGGACGTCAACGCTTGGCGAGCATTCCGCAGCAACACCAACCTCGAGAAGCGCCTCGACCTAGCTCGCGTTAAGTCTGGCATTATCGACCTTGGCGTAGTGCCGGATCACGTTCAGTACAAAGGCTCAGATGGCACGTTCGACTACTGGGTATACACAGACTGGTACATCGATGAAACCACTCAGGTGGAAACGCCGTTCCTGCCGTCTGGCACTGTTTGCGGCGTTGCAGACATCCAAGGTGTGCGCCACTTCGGTGCCATCAAAGACGAGGACGCAGGCTACCAAGCTCGCGAATACTTCTCGAAATCGTGGGTAGTGCCAGATCCGTCTGTTCGCTTCCTGTTAATGCAATCCGCACCGTTGATGGTTCCGTACCGCCCGAACTCATCATTCTGTGCAACGGTCCTGTAAGGTAGAATCATCATGGCAGCAGCAAAGAAAGAAGCTCAAGCAGTGAAAGTAACACTGACCAACGCCGCGTACATCAAGCGCGGCGACGAAGTGGTGCTACTTCAGGCAGGCGAACAGGAAGTGTCAGCCGAAGAACTGAAGATCCTGCAGGATGCGAATGTGGTCAAAACCGAAGAAGCTGACGCGGAAGCCGAAGCTGAAACGAACCAAGAGTAAAGTATGAACTGGTCAGCGCTTCGCTTGCAGGCACAATCGGTCGCGTTTGGGTTCTTCGCAGAACCCATGCGGATCGTTGTCGGCAGCGATACGCTCGACCCGATCAACGCTGTGCTCGACACAACGCAATCAAAAATCAAACTGCCAGACACGGACGGAAGCTACACTGTGAGCGCCCAACTGTTCGTCTGGCGGTCTGACTTCGGGGACGCCCCGCACGTCGACGAAGTGATCGAAATCAAAAACCAGAAGTATCTCGTAAGATTCTGCGATACAACGACAGAGCTTTACGAAATCCATTTGCAAACAACAGGTTTTTAATGGCCGTCCGCATATACATGCATCAACTCGAGCTGGCTGAAAAAGCGCTGGCCGGGATCAAAGACGGCGCTCGCATTGCAGCGCGAAACGCAATCAACCGGGCGATGACGGCTGGCAAAACGGCAGCTATCAAAAAGGCCGCCGAACGGTACACCATCAAGCAAGCCAAGGTCCGCGACAAGATCACCACCAGCAAAGCCGACCTCAACAGATTGGTAGCCAAGGTCACATCGAGAGGCAAGGCACTGCGCCTGACCGATTACGAGACAAACCCAAAGCGGCCAACGCCGAAAAAACCACAGCTGCTCAAGGTCAACGTGCTCAGGGAAACAGGTTTCCAACCAATCGCTGGCGCGTTCTTGGCGGTTAGCAAGCGGTCCGGGAAAATGGGCGTCTTCGTGCGTTCAACCAAGGCGCGGCTACCAATCAAGCAACTGTTTGGTCCGTCGATCCCTGAAATCCTTGGGACAAAAACTGTGGCAGAGGCCGTCGAAGGCAGGGCGCAAGACGTCCTGAATGACCGCTTCAACCACGAGATCGGACGACTAATGAGAGCGAGCCTCAAGCGATGATCCTAGATATGACCGATGCGCTCCGAGCGCACATCGAGCAAGTGACAGCAGGACTGTCGATGCCAGACAGTACAGATGGCCACAGCGCCCCTGCGGTCTATGACGCATTTGTGCCAAAGCGCCGACGCGGTCAGGAAGATCCGAAGCTGCCATTCGTCGTGGTTCGCCCGGCAAGCGGCAGTGATGGAGAGCCAGAGGCCAACGCATACCGATCAACGGTCGAAGTCATGATCATGATCGCGGTGCATCGACCAGACGAGGAAGGCTATCGCGACGTGATGACCATCACCGAAAAGATCCGGCACAGCTTCCTCGTTCAGCCAATATTCGGCCTGCGATACAAAGTCGAGCGCCCGATCACTTGGGAAATCGGCGAGGACGAAAGCTGGCCGAATTGGTACGGCATAATGAACCTGCAGGTAACAATACCGCAGCCCGTCAATTTAGATTTCACAGAATAAGGATTACAAATGGCTAAACGTATTCAGCCAGCGCAAAATGATGATACACTGGTTTACATTGGCCCTAACATCATTTCAGTAGGACTGCAACAGTTCGCTGTTTACCGGGAAGGGATCCCGGCTTTTATTCAGCCGAAGGTTGCAGAATGCCCGGACCTGAAAGAAATGTTCGTGCCAATTAGTCAGCTGAACAGCGCAAGACGCGCTCTCAGCCGACAGGGTTCACAGCTGAGAGCGCAATATTTAAACGCGTTCAGTTTTTTTAACAATCGTTGAGGGATAAGAAATGGCCTATCAGCACGGCGTAACAACGCAAGAAAAGCCAACGTCAATCCTGCCACCAGTTCGGACTACTGCTGGTCTGCCCGTTGTGGTAGGTTCAGCCCCGGTTACGCTGGCAGCTGATGGTGTTGGGAAAGTAAACGAGCCAGTTCTGGCTTACACCTATGCCGAAGCGGTCGCCGCTTTGGGTTACAGTACAGACTTCGAGAAGTTCACGCTTTGTGAAGCGATGGACGTCTTCTTCAAGCAGTTCAATGTTGGCCCGGTCGTTTTCATTAACGTGCTGGACCCGGCTGTTGCTGCGAACAAAACAGCAATCGTGGCGGAAGCCGCAACGCTGAATGCTGACGGCGAAGCGACAACCGTGCAGAGCTATGTCATTGGATCCACGGTAGTGGTGAAGAACCAAGCCGGATCGACGACATACGTCAAAGACACCGACTACACGCTGACATTCGACGCCACAGGCAAAGCCATCGTGACTCGCAAGTCTGCTGGCGCGATCACTGCAGGTGCGCAGGTGCAGCTGTCATACAGCTACCTAAACGGCACAGGCGTCACTAGCGCGGAGATCATCGGCGGCGTTGATGGCAATGGCAAGTCAACTGGCCTAGAGCTGGTCGATCAGGTGTTCACACGCACCCGTCTGGTACCGACGCAGCTGCTCGCTCCGAAGTTCAGCACACTGCCAGCTGTTGCAGCGGTCATGTTTGCCAAGGCAGCCAGCATTAACGGCATGTTCAAAGCAATCGCACTGGTCGACGTTCCAACGTCTGTGACGCCTTACACGGCGGTCCCGGCATGGATCAACACCAACAACTACAAAGACCAGACTGCCATCGTTTGCTGGCCAAAGGTCAAGCTCGGCGCAACCGAGTACCACCTGTCAACGCAGATCGCCGCATTGAACATGCAGGTCGATGCAGCGAACGGTGACATTCCATACGTCAGCTCGTCAAACAAAGGCATTCAGGCAAACGCCTCGGTGCTGGCTGGCGGCGCGGAAGTTTGGCTGACCAACCCACAAGCCAACTACCTGAACGGCGAAGGCGTGGTAACGGCGCTGAATTTTATCGGCGGCTGGGTAGCTTGGGGCAATCGCACCGGGATCTATCCTGCAGTGACGGATCCGAAAGATGCGTTTGCAGCAGAACGTCGCATGTTCAACTGGGTGCAGAACGAGCTGATCCTGACGTACTGGCAGAAAGTCGACGGTCCAATCAATCGCCGCCTGATCGACACAGTGCTGGATAGCTACAACATCCGCCTGAACGGTTTAGCTGCGGTCGGCGCGTTGCTTGGCAGCAATAACCGCGTTGAATTCTTGGAATCTGAGAACCCAACCACCGACCTGATCGATGGCAAGGTACGCTTTCACGTATTCATCACTCCACCAACCCCGGCTGAACAGATCGACTTCATTGTCGAATACGATCCGTCCAACCTGACTAGCCTATTTGGTTAAGGAATTTTAACATGGCGAATCAAGTACCAGAGAAGCTGATAAACTTCCGGGTGTATAACGAAGGCATGAACATGATCGGCGTTGCTGACGCGGAAATGCCATCGCTCGAGGCAATGACCGAAACCGTCAGCGGCGCAGGCATTGCAGGCGAAGTCGACAGCCCGACCCTCGGCCACTACGCAAGCATGACTGCTCGTGTGAACTTTCGCACGGTGACCGTCGATGCGTTAGCACTCGCAGCTCAGCGAGCGCATCACTTAGAGTTTCGTGGATCACAGCAGATTTATGATGCTGGCAACGGTGTGTACCGCACCGAGTCGATCCGCGTGGTGATGAAGGCAGTGCCGAAATCCGTCGAGCTTGGAAACCTGACCACAGGCGCACCAACTGAGACTGGCAACGAGTTTGAAGTTAACTACCTGTTGGTTGTCGTTGGCGGCATCCCGATGGTGGAGATCGACAAATTCAACTTTGTAGCTCGCATTGCTGGCGTTGACGCCCTAGCAAACGTCCGTGAAGATTTGGGATTTTAATTATGAAACACGTTCTGGCTAAACCGTTCACATTTGAAGGCGCTGAGTATACCGAGCTGGACATCGATCTAGACGGTCTGAAAGGTTCAGATCTGGTGAACATTGAACAAGAGCTAACTGCGAAAGGCGTGGCTACAGTCATGCCTGAGATTTCCAAACAGTATCAGATGCACGTAGCTGCTCGCGCAGCGAAAGTGCCTGTGGAGCTGATCGAAGCTCTGCCGATGAAAGAAGCATCGGCAATCACTGTGAAGGTGGTTAATTTTTTGTTCGCTTCGGCCTGACGAAAAAGGCCGGGTGTAAAAGCCCGGCCAAACTACTCAGGCGCACATGCCTCGCGATGGCATCAAAAGCACACACTCCCGTTACATATTGGCTTTCGTTGACTCTGTCAGAGCTGCACGACTGGCTAAGCGAGCTGGAAGCCCTAGATAAAAAATAAGGGGCCGACAGTGTCCAAGGTTTATCAAACTGTGTTCGAGATTGCTGGCAAGGTAGCTGGCAGTTTCGACAAATCATTACTCGAAGCGGGGAAAAACCTACAGCGACTGCAGAAGCAGATCAGCGGACTGTCCCCGGTTGACGCGAACATCAATAAGTTCAGAGAGCTGAAGTCGCAGCTCAAATCAACTGAAACCGAATACGAACAGCTTGGTGCGCAGATCGCGCAAATGGCTAGGCAGATGCATGCAGCTGGCCCTCCGACCAAGCGCATGTCGCAAGAGTTCGATCTTGCGAAACTCCGAGCGGCTCAGCTCAAGAATTCCATCAACGAGCAGAAGGTAGCGCTGCACCAGCACAGGCAAGCACTAGCTGCGTCTGGCATTCAGACCAACAACCTGCACGGCTCGATGCAAAAGCTGGCGAACCAACAGCGCCTGTCGGCTGCTGCGCAACAGCGCATGATAGAGATCCAGCAGCGAGCCGCAGCTGTCGAGCAGCGCATGATCGAGCGCCAGCGCCAGATGATAG